CTGCGCATGAGATTGCAATGCTCAGGTCGTCACGCAACATCGCTTCTGCACCAGGAGCCGACTGTACTAAGAATTGTTTCGAGACATCAATGTATGCTGTCAAACGCTTAGGTGACATCGTTTTCTGGCCGAATGTTCCCGTCCCATTAGACGCATCCCCAATCTCCGTTGCCCAGCCGACCGATGAGCCACTATTGGTTGGGATATCGATGTTTCCGGTTAGACCTGTTAAAAATGTTGCACCAGCCTTAATTAGTGCTAAATTCGGACGCAGACCGAATACGATATCCGTGGTCTCTGTCGGGATTGCTTCTTTGCCACCATTATAGGTATTCGCGGTGTAATTCTGTGTAGCTTGAATGACGCCATTCAGCGCGCGAGCCTCAGAGACAGGCAATTGAATCTGACCAGATGAATTAAGGCCGCAACGTTCCATCTGCTCCCGACCCTGCCTTAGCACCGCTTCTTGCTCCTCATCGAACTTCCTGCCGTTTACTAGCGCATTAACTGTTCTTAACAGAGAGAATGGCTTGGTTCGCGTTTCGCCCACCTTGACTATAGTTGACTTTCTCGGCTCTGCTGCAAGGTTCTCAATCTCCTTTAGCTTCGCTTCAAGAGCAGCACGGTTCTCACGGACCTTACGGATCTCATCCTTGATGCTCGCGAATTGCGTCATCTCTTCTTCCGAGAGCTGCCGCCCCTCTTCTTTAGCTTTGTTAACAATTGCCTCCGCTTTGGCTCTTAGTTCTTGCTCTTTATCCATAATTACTAATATTAGTTAATCTCTATTTATCTAAACTGCCTAGCAATTTAGCGTAGTACTTATCGTTAGTTATCCTATCTGAACGCAATTTAACACTTGTTTCCGAATATGCAGGAGTATAGACCGGCGAAACATCAAATAGTCGTCCGATTTTGGTGATTACTCTTTCATCGTAATCGGGGCTCCACGAGTCTTTGTCTACAAGGAAGGAGAAAGAGCTGCCGTATATGTCTCCTCGCTTAATCCCCTCAAGTAATTCATCCCCTAAGGCTGTGCGTGGAGCTTCAAATTCATAAAGCAACCCTTTGTTATCAATTGTTAATTTTAAGCTTCCTTCACCATTCCGAGAGCGCGCAAGTACTCCTCTTGCTGTCGAATGGTTAAGAAGTGCTAAAACGTCTGACGATTCTATAACACCATCGAGCGCGTGTTCGCTGATTCGCTCGGTGAAGCCGCCTAGGTCTTCGCTTTTGCTGTTAAATACTACAGCATATCCGGTAACCTTTCTCCCTTCTTTTAGTCTGCATTCGCCAACAAAAGACCGTATTTCTTTATTCTTCTCCATTTTCTTTAGCTTTTGTTTCAGATTTTATTTCTGTGCTTGTATCTGCTCCTGCCATATTCAGCTGCACGAAGTGCCTATCTCCGTCCGCAATCGGGGGCAAATCAAGCGTTCCGCGAATCTCATTTTGAGAAAGTACACCAATTTGGAAAAGGGTGTTAAAATAACTTGCCAAACTGCTTTTATCGGTTCTTAACAAAACGGACGTGTTAAATTTAACAGTCATCTGCCTGCGCTCGTCACGCGTCAAGACCTTTCGCGCAAATTCGCATTCCATTTTTGAAAGAATCGGTTGCAGGGTGTCTGTTAAAAAGGCTAAAGACTCTGCCTCTATCGTGCTATAGCTTGACTTCGATAAGTCAAAGGCTTTTGTTGGCGAAACCCCGAAGAAGCGGCATAAATCCACAACGCTATATTTTCGCGTCTCAAGGAGCTGGGCATCGACTGGGTTAACTGTAATTGGTTGATATGTTAACCCACCTTCAAGGACTGCAACACCATTTAACTTTCCTGTCGCTGCCGAAAAGGCGCGCTCCCACGAATCCTTAAGGTCTTCCTTCTGCTTCTGATTAAGCATCCCTTCCGCAGAGAGGATGCCGCCAAGGTTGCAGCCGTTCCGGAAGAAGCCGCGCGCGCTGCTCTCACTATCTCTTGCCAGCTCCAAGGACCCTGCGGCATGTGAAAGAGTGCTAACTCCCACTACTCCATCGTAAGAGTAATTTTTAAAATGCAACACATTTTCACTTTCGTATGCTTTGCCATTAACGATATAGTAGATCGCGGTTCTCAGCCCTAGCTCATTAATCTCCGCTTGGATTTGTACCTGTTCAGAGGGAACATACCTTAACGCTTTTACACGATTTGAAAGGTCTCTTTCTATAATGGCAAACCCATTGCCAGTCAACAGCACGGAAGCGGTAATCACCTTGAGGAAGCTGAATCGGTCCAGCACTGAATCTGGTTCGCAGTTAAGCATGTACGCCAAATCATTGTTTATGCGTTTTTTATCATTACTTAACAATTCTATTGGCAGCTGTGCGACACTGTTGGAGATTAGATCAACGCACCGATACACGACCGAAAGCGCAAGTGCCTGAGCTTCCGACACCTCCCCTTGATAGCTGGTGAATCCTAGTGCTAGAGGGTACCTTTGTGAGCTTGTTAAACTTTTTTTAAATTTATCCCACCAACTCATGGCTGTTAATTTTTACAAATATAACTAAAAACTAAAAATACTATAACTCTGTAAGGGACTATCCATCGCACCGCCAAGCGCTTGACAGATTGCGATTACCCCATCTATCTTCTTGCTCTTGCTCTCCTTGCTTGGCTTTTCATTTCCATTCTGGTCTACCTTTAACGCTACATTGGCGAAGCAGAATCTAGTAACCTCAGAAGGCTCTATCACCATCTTACCGCTATTAAGCAACCTTGCGAGCTCCTTTGTCGGTTTGTTAAAATTACCTATGCTCTGTGAATATGGCTTAAGCGGTAACCCCTCAGCGGTTGCCGTGATTGCCCACTGGGTTGCGTTCCAGCTGTCGTAAGCTACATTCTTGATAACATTATTTGACGTAATTTTTAACAAATCTTGCGTTACTCTGTCATAGTCCGTTACATTACCATCGGTAACTATAATTAACCTTTCGCGCGCCCATCTTCGGTAGAGATCCGCATTTACTCCGCGTGTCAATGACTCGGAAGGAACGTAATAGTTAACTTTTGCAAAAAATTTGTCCCCTCGTTGCGTTAAAATTGCTAGAGCCACCAAATCGCCAGTTGCAGCAAGGTCCACGCCAGCAAATAATATATCGTCTTGCTCGATCTCCCATTCCGCGAAAGAGTCGGTAATTAAGTTATCAGGTATCCAGCATTGGACCGTGTCACACCACATATTAAGATTTTTCGTACAAATGCTGTTCTGCTCGGTCGGACTGTTAATTGCATTCTGCACCAAGGCTTTTAACATTTCTTTAGATACGGTAATACCTAGATTTGGATTACCCTTATACCAGGCGGATTCGTTGCGCCAGTCATCCTCTGCGTCAGGGCAAAATATCATCGCAAAGAGTCTGTCATCTTCCTTTGCGCCTGTTAAAATTTCTGAACAAATGGTGCGCAACTCGTAACAAACACTTTCTTTGTTAAATCCTGCAGTGGTGATGGTGCATAGATGCGGCTTAGCTCGCATAGTCTGTGAACCCTTGATTACGTCTCTTACTCTACTGTTCTTTGCGCTATGGTATTCGTCAATTAAGCCAAAAGACGCATTAAAACCATCGAGCTTACTATCGTCAGCGGCAAAACAATTAAGAACACTTAACTTTCTTTTGTAATTGATGTCCTTGCCACGCGGCTTGAGTACTCGCCCGGTTGGATCTAATTGCGCTGCTAGTGCTTTACAATAGGCGAAGGCTATCGCTGCTTGGTCCCTACTATTGGCTGCAAGATCAACCTCCGCGCCCATTTCCTTGTCCGCGATTAAGTAATATAAACACAATGCAGCGGCAAAGAACGTTTTTCCGTTTTTGCGCGCGACCTCGATATAGCTAGACGTGAAACGCCTAGTTGACGTTTTTTTATATTCCCACCCAATTATATTAACGATAATAAACTTTTGCCAATCAGAAAGCACGAATTTCTTTCCGCTATGTACGCCAGTGAAATGCTTGAGACGACTGCAGAAGTCTAAGCAACGCTCTGCAGCATCCCAATTCAGTCGCAGGTCTTTGCGTGTTAAATCTTGATTAAATCTCTTAATAGCTAACTTCGCTAACTTTCCGTAATTTTCGTTAACTAACGCCCTCTCACAGTACTTCTTTATATCACTTTTTAAACTCATTTAAGTTAATTTTAATCAAACTCTTGGCAAATGTCATTAGTCTGCCCTGTTCTCGGTAGTCGCTCGTTAAGATTCTTGCGGCTTCTTGCAGTGAGTCCAAACTCTTTCATAACGCTTATACATATCTGTTCAGCGTTATTAACAATCATTAATAGCGGATTTCGCTTGCCTTCCACAAGATAATCCTCTTGACCTGTAGCAAAGAGATCGTTAATTCTTGTTATCTTTTCGTACTCTGTCGCCAAAATAGTCAACGCTCCTACATCACTGACATCTAGCCGCCCTAATTGTGAAAGCCTGTTAATTACAGACTTTACAAATTGCTGCGTAGATTCAGTTGCATTCGCTGGCAAGGAAACCGCGGCCCAGACCTCTTGTCTTAAGTCACTCATTGTTTTTTTTCTTTAAACGTTCTTTGTAGATGTCAAATAGTGTGTACTCCTTATGCTCTGCGTGTAATCTTGCGTGACATTTTTTACACAACGTTAACAGATTGCACCAATCGAGCGCTAACCATTTGCCCTCCTCAGAAAATGGCGAATAGATGT